CATATAACGGGACTAAAACAATTACAGCCGTTAATGGTTTTTCAATTAGCGTGAATACTAATCACACTACTGCTCAGGGTTATCATCCGATTTATCCTTACGGATCTGTATCGACTACGACTTACACAGACTGGACAACCGATATGGCAGTCCAGCAAGCAGCTCTTATGATATCTGTTGAAATCTGGCAAGCGCGTACAGCCACACTCTCAGGCAGTAACGCTGTAGATTTCCAGCCAAGCCCTTACCGAATGAGCGCACAGCTTCTCGCTAAGGTGCGAGGATTGATCGCACACGCACTCGATCCGCGTTCGATGGTGGGATAATGCCTGTTGCTATCACTACTCTTAGGACTACATTAGCCACTGCTCTAGTCGATAACGCTAAATGGCAGACCTTTGCTTTTCCACCTGCCACAGTCCTTGCTAACTCTGTCATTGTGTCACCGGATGATCCTTACCTGACACCAAGCAATAATCAGCACATCACTATCAGCCCAATGGCTAACTTTAAGATTGTTATGACTGTTCCATTGTTTGATAATGAAGGAAATCTTAACGGGATTGAAGATACTGTCTGTGGCGTGTTCGCTAAGCTTGCAGCATCATCCTTGACCTATAATGTAAGCGCAATCAGCGCACCTAGTATTCTCAACGCTGCATCGGGAGACCTTCTCAGCTGCGAGATGTCCGTATCAATCCTTACGAGTTGGAGTTAATATGTCCGAGTGGGAAAAAGAAAATGAAGCCTTCCTGATCAAGATCGGGCAGGTAGCACCAGCAGTATCAAAGCCAGTAACTACTAAGAAGGACGAGGAATAATCTCATGGCTGTATTTCTAAATAACAATGTAGGTGTGAAGATTAACTCAGTCGATCTTTCAGACCATGTCACAGCAGTAACAATTAACCGATCATTCGATGAGCTAGAAGTGACCGCAATGGGTGACACAGCACACAAGTTCGTAAAGGGCTTGGAAGCATCATCTGTAACAATCGATTTCCTAAATGACACAGCATCAGCAAATGTTCTAGCAACATTGCAGGCTGCCTGGGGAACGACTGTAACAGCAGTATTCCTACAAACAAAGGGAACAGCAGTATCAGCGACTAATCCTTTGTACACAGTTTCATTGCTAGTCAATAACACAACAGACATCAATGGTGCTGTTGGCGATATTGGCACACAATCAATTACATTTACTGCTAACTCAACCATTGCAGTAGCCACAACAGGCACATTCTAAAAAACTAACAAAGGGGCAAACCATGGCAAGACTAAAGATCGTTCGTACAGATGGAAGCGTGTTAGAAGGCGAAATCACCCCAGCGGTGGAATACGCATTTGAGCAATACGCTAAAATGGGTTTTCATAAGGCGTTCAGAGATCAGGAATTGCAGAGTCATGTTTATTGGCTCGCATGGGAAATAACACGCAGGTCAGGTGAATCTGTTAAGCCTTTCGGGATTGACTTCATTGAAACACTCACGAGTGTTAGCGTTCAGGACTCAGACCCTTTGTCTTAAAGCGCGATCTACCTTTCACCTATCTAATCGCTAGGCTAAGCATTAGATTGGGGATCGCGCCACAGCAGTTACTCGAATTAGATAAGACCATGCTAGATGCTCTCTTGCTAGGTCTAAAGGATGAAGCAAAGGAGATCAGCGATGCCAGCAAGCGTAAAGGGCGGCATTGAACTCCGTAAGGCTCTCCGCAAGTTTAGCCCCGACTTGGCTAAAGAATTACCTAAAGAAGTTGCAACAGCCTTAAAACCTATCACAAAGGCTGCTAGAGGGTATCTGCCAGATGATGGACAAGTCCTTAGTGGATGGCTGGCTAGAGAAAATTCCCAGTCTCGCTTTCCTAGTTACAATGCCCGCATCGTCAAACAAGGTATTGGGTATAAGACAACACCATCAAAGCCCAATCGCAGAGGATTTAGATCCCTTGCTCGCGTGTTCAATAAAAGCGCAGCTGGAGCGATCTACGAAACTATGGGTCGCAAAACCCCTTCAAGCCGTTTTGTGCAAAATCAGCAAGATAAGTATTCATCACCGATGAAGGGTGATGGCAAGATGGAAGGTCGCGCTCTATTTCGCGCCTACGAAGAAAACAATGGCAAGGCTAGAGAAGCAGTATTGGCCGCTATTAAAAAAGCAGCAGATAGACTTAATGCAAGAGCGAGAGGCTAATCATGGCTAATGTATTGATTGATATTGCAGCGGAATTTGTAGGTAATAAAGCCTTTAAGCAAGCTGATACTGCCACAGATAAACTTACCAGGAATGTCAAGAAACTAGCAGGTGCTTTTGGTCTAGCCTTTAGCACTACCGCAGTTTTGGCTTACGGCAAGGCAGCAGTCAAGGCAGCGGCAGAAGATCAAAAGGCACAGCAACAATTAGCACTAGCTCTAAAGAATGTCGGATTAGAGCGAGATGCCGCTAGTGCAGAAGGATTTATCCAAAGACTCCAAAGCGAATTTGGAATCATTGATGATAAATTGCGCCCTGCATACCAAGGTTTAGCAGTAGCCACACGCGATACAGCAGAGACACAAAGACTTCTTAATCTTGCTTTAGATATTAGTGCTGCCACCGGGAATGATTTAGGCAAGGTGACAGCAGCGTTAAGTCGCGCATATTTAGGAAACAACACAGCACTTTCTCGTCTGGGTGTTGGTATTTCCAAAGCGGACTTAAAGACGAAATCTTTTTATGAAGTAACCACAGATTTAGCATCTACTTTTAAGGGTTCAGCAACAGCGGCAGCCAATACTTTCCAAGGTTCAATGGACAAGCTCGCAGTCGCTTCTGCAAATGTTCAAGAAATTATCGGTACTGGGATTATCGATTCTTTGCGCACTCTTGGTGGCAATACTGCTGTCGATGACCTAGCAAACGATATGGAAAGAGCCGCACTTGGTGCTGCTGATTTCTTGCGTGGTTTATCTCAAATTGGAACATTTAAGATCAATAATGAGACAAAATCCCTTCTTGGTTTATTGCTAACACCATTTCAACGTTCATTATCTGCTGGCCCATTGGGAGCAATTACTCGATTAGGCGCAGCTTCTAGAATTGCTCCTAAGCCTTTTACTACTCCAATGACCATCTCTGGTCAATCCCAGCAGTCTACGAAGCTCACAAAAGAGCAAGCCAAGGTCGCTAAAGAAACCCTTAAGATATCTAAAGATCAATTAAAACTTAACAAAGCTAAGGCAATCTTTGACATCCAGAAGATCCAGATCCAAGCAGCCCTTCAAGGCAAGATCAGCGAAGAAGAAAGAATTCGCTTGATGCTTCTTAAGGCTATCCAAGAAGAAAACATGGATGATATTGAGAAGTACACAAGATTGCTTAATGAGATCCAAGGCAAGGTAGTAGAGCTTAAAGACATCTTGGAAGAGACTTATGCCATGGATGCAGGCAATCCTTTCATTTCATGGGAAGAAGGACTTGATGGGGTTACACGCGCCATCATTGAAATCAATAAACAATCTATTGAATTGACAAGCACCATTGCACAAAACTCATTGGCTATGGGTCTGCTCGGTGGAGCATCATTCGCTCAGGCATTGTCCGGTGCGCGTTACGCTGCACAGGCAGCAGCTATGGCTGGGAGTTCAGCAACAATCGGTGGAGTACCATCAGGAGTCAGCGGCGCTACTGTTGGTGCAACAACGGGTGGAACTACAGTGGTCAATGTAAACGTTGAAGGCACTGTTATCTCAGATGCAGACTTAAAGCAAGCAATTATCGATGCAACAAACAGTTCTGCTTCAAGCGGTAACTTACAAATCATTGGCTCTATTGATCGATTGGTTGCTATTTAATGGCACTTCCAGCAACAATCGGAGTAACGATAAACTTTAGTGATGGCCCTACTTACGGGTATCCATTTACTATTGGTGATCCAGTCAAGGGTATCCTTGGCGTTTCTGAGCTTGCTGGAAGCAACACACAGGGTTTAATTATTGACTACTCAACTGAGACCACACAGGTAGCAATTAGGCGTGGTCGTGATCTTATGACTGATAGTTATAACGCTGGAACAGCGTCGGTCAAGATCCTAGATCCCGATGGTGACTTTAACCCACAAAATACAAGTTCTCCAATTTACGGCTATCTAAAGCCTTTACGCAAGATCCAGATTACTGCTACATACTTAGGCACTACTCACTACCTATTTTCAGGCTACACATCTGAGTATCGATATACTTACCCAACAGGTCAGGAAATCGGCTATGTAACTATCGTGTCCTACGATGCTTTCAAGATCTTCAATCTAGCTGCTATCAAAACTGTTGCGGATGCAAATACCGCGCAAGATACTGGCACTCGTATCAACCGCATCCTTACTGAGCTCTCATGGCCTAACTCAATGCGGAACATCGATACGGGTGACACAATCTGTTCAGCCGATTCTGGTCAAGCTCGCGTGGCTTTGTCTGCCATTCGCGCAGCTGAGTTTAGCGAGCTAGGCGCGTTTTATATGAGTCCAGATGGCAATGCGATCTTTAAGAGCCGATCTAGCACCATTGAGAGCCTAGACGATACGCCTACAGTCTTTAATCAGACAGGCGGTATTCCTTACGCTAACATTAAATTCGCTTTCGATGACAAGCTCATCATCAATCAAGCCAACATTCAACGCTACGGAAGCACCAATGTGCAGAGTCACACAGATGCAGCCAGCGTGGACACTTACTTCCTGCACAGCACAAGCGCACAAAATCTGCCAATTGCTACGGATGAGGAAGCCATGAATTTGGCTACTACTTATGTCAACAGTCGCAAGGACACTACGATCCGCATCGACTCCATGACCCTAGATCTATCTACTCCGTCTTACTCAGCAGGGGTCACAGCAGCTCTTAGCCTAGATTACTTTGACAATGTGACCATCTCTAATATCCAGCCTAATGGCGATACGATCACAAAGACCATCCAGATTCAGGGCGTGGCACACGACATCCAGCCAACTAGCTGGTTTACTACTTTCACCACGATGGAACCAATAACCGATGGTTTCATCATTGGCAACCCAGAGTTCGGTATACTAGGCGTATCTCGTCTAGCATGGTAAAGGAGCAATAAATGGCAACAGGATTTCCAGCATCAACAGGAGATGTCCTATCAGCGGCTATGTTTAATGGCTTGGTAGCCTTTACTCTCAATAGCCAAGCAGGTACAACATACACACTAGCCTCAACAGATCAATATCAGGTATTGGTAGTTACTACT